ATATACATTTCATCTCTTGTGCTTGATGTACCAATAGTTGTTTCTGTTCCAAAAAATATTAAGTGTCTATCCGGTGCTGATACTAAAGTAAATGAAGATGCTGTTGGTGCATTTGCAAGTATCGTTGCTCTTGTACCTGTTGCACCCGTTGGATCAGAATCCCATTCAAATGTTTCTCCACCAAATATAGTTGCAATAAGTTTATTACCAAAATTATCTAATGACCATAAACCTGGTGCTGTTACAATGTCTCCTGATGCTGCAGCGTTCCATGCAAAATAATTAGATGCATCGGTTACTGTATCACCACTTGAGTGTGATGCAGCTGTTGTACCATTAGCACCTCTAGTTAATCCTGATAATGTTCCACCACTATTAGCTGTGTATGTAATTAATTCTGAATCTATAATAACTGTTCCTGATGATGCAAAAGAAGTTGAACTTGCCATGGTTAAACTTGTAGCAGTTGTATTGATGCCTGAAGATAATGTTGATGTAAACTGTCCTTGTTTTACACCACCCCATGATCCAAGACCCCAACCAGTAGATGCTGTTTCAACTGCAGGTCCTACAGGATAATAATGTCTAACTCTAATTCCACCAGATGTTGATGCACCTGATCCTGCTTCATTAGACGACATAGTAATTGTTAAAGTTGTATCACTTGGAATACTAGTTACCATAAATTTTACATCGTCAAAATCACCAGATCCAAAATTAGAATTAGTAATAGATGTAAAACTATCACATAAAATAATGTCTCCTGCATTCATATTATGTGCTGATGCAAAAGTTACTGTTACAACTGCTGATCCATTAGTTGTAGAAAATGCGTTTGTTAAAGTTGTTGTAGTTTTAATAGGGTGTATGTCATAAAAAATACCACCAGAGTATGCATATAAAATTCTATTAGTTCCTAATGCAGCGTACTTAATACCTGATGCATTAACAAAATGATGAATAGCTGTGTTACGACCTGTTAATTCAATAGAACCTAATTGTGCCCAACCACCTATTTTTTCAGGTGTACCATATCTAAACCTTACATTATCACCAGCAACCCACTGTCCTTCACCACCTGTAGCAGTAACTTGTTTATTAAAGCCTGGTGCAAATTGTACTTTTTGTAACATAGAAAACCATTATATTATTAATATTTTATTTTGGGAACACCTAACATTGGTCTTCCATCAAATTTATTTTTTTCAGCAAATGGGCCATTTACATGGTTATAATGTAAAAATACTTGACCACATATGTTTCCTTCAAATGGCTCTCGCCAATGCTCTAGATCGCATCCACTATATACTAGCATATCGCCAACATCAAGTAAGACTTCTGTGCCTTTTGGAGGGTTAGGTGTATGTATTTCTTTAAGCTCATCTATAACAGTTTTAGCTCCTGTACCATCTATAAATATAGACCAAGGATCACCACCTAAATGAAGGGTAGTTGATATTTCACAACTAGGTCTATCGCTATGTCGTCTTAGTTTATCCCCTTTTTTATAAAGTCTTGCATAAGAATATGTTGGTATTAAATTTAACCCTGTTTCTTGTTGCATTCTTGGTAATACTTTTACTAATAATGTTTCCATTACAAAGTCATTATAATGAGAATAAGTATTTGGTATTTGTTTATCAGTCCATGTGCCTAACATACTATTGTCATAAATAATGTTATTTTCGTACATAAATTTAACTGCATCACGTTTAAGTAAAAAATAGTTAAATACAAAATTAGCTAATTCATAACTAATTGCTTTTTTAATAATTTGATATTTTTTTATTTTAAATGTCATACAAACATACCTTTCTGTAAAAAATTAAATGATACTGATATCCTTATATCATTAGACTGGTTAGGATCAACACAGTGCATTAACCAAGATGGAAACATGATACATCTCCCAGCAATCGGTTCATAGTGTGTTTCCCTATATAATCTTACAGGCAATGTACCTTTCTTTTGTGTTGGTCTAACCATTGCAGCTGATGATCTAGGATCATCTATTTTTAAATGTCCTGAATTTTTAGGAGCTTTAATATAATAGACACCTGACCATAAAGAATTAGGGTGTTGATGTGCTCTGTTCATTCCACCTGGTGGATTTATATTAGCCCACATATTACCTAAAAAAGGTTCGCTCTCTAAATGCTCTTGTTCATATATTGTTTTTTGACATGCATATAACATACTAACTAATTTTTTATATTCAGGTAAGTTGGCCATGTTAGTTGGTGAGTGCCAACTTTTAACATTTGTTCTTGTTATACCTTTATCTTTATTAGCCCAAGCTGTTATGTCTTTTTCTAACTCTTGATTAAGAGTTGGATGTTTTATATCTGCAATATAAATAGGTGTTGGAAAATGTAATTCTCTAAACATTATTTAAATGGTGTTCCTCCAAACCACATTACAAGTGATTTTCTTGTTCCCCGTATTACTGGTGTTACTCTGTGTCTTATAAATGATGCAAAAAATATTGCATGACCTTGTTTAATTTTTGCAATTTTACCTTCTCTCATTAATTCTAAATCACCACCTTCAAACTCTGATTCATGAGATAATAAACAAGTCATAGATATTTTTCTAACAGGTGGTTCGTGTTGACAGTTAATATCATTATCCACATGCCAATCATAAAACCCGCCTTCTGGGTATTCTGTATATTGTGCAAACTCTGTAAGTTGCATTCCATCAAAACCAAAATGATTACCATTGGTAGTTTTCATAACATGCTCAATGTCTTTGTACATTTCTGGCATTTTTTTAAATGGTATCCAACTAATGTGTGAGGTTCTTGTTTTAGTATTTAACACTCCACCTTTAATACCTTCATGATTTCCAACTTGAGCATCCTTTCTAGGTTCTGATCTTCCTGCATTAATAATCATCTGACATTGTTTAGGTGTAAATATAGGAGTTATTGTTTCAACAAGAAGAGATTTCCATTTTGGTTCTGTTATCATGAAACACCTCTATTTTTTATAGGATCAAACAACACATCACAGTTTGCAGCAAGTGTTCTTCTAGTCTCAGTGGTGCCATTAAAAGGATAAACGCAGTGTCTCATGTCATATGGAAAAATATAAAAATCTCTAAGATTCATTGGTGGTTGATAGTCTATGTTAGCAAATTGACCATTAGTTGCTCCCAATATTTGCAGTCTTCCGTTTTGTTGTACGTGTTCTGCTGAGTATTCTTTACCATAAGTTGATGGTAATTTTAAAATCATAACACTAGATAAACCTGTAAACAATGTTCCTCTATGAATATGTGCAGGATTATATTCGTGTTGTTTCATTTCATTAACCCAAATAGAATTTAAATGCATTTTATATTCTTTTATTTTATTCCAATCTAAATAATGCTTAAACGTATCCATAAAATAACTTGTAACATTTTTTGGTAACATGTTATGGTTTTTTATCTTCGATTGATCTTTACCACTATAAAATAAAGAATGTTCGTTTTCTATTTTACCAACTAACTGACCATTAGCAGGATAAAGAATATTATATTTTTGTTCATATATTTTATTAATTGCTGTAAAAATATCTAATGGTACTTGATATTTTAAAACAGATTGACCTAAAAATATAAAATCAAACTTTGGGCTTTTCATGTTGCGTGAGTCTTTCTGTTTCTTTATAACTACTTTCTAATTCCCCAGACTTTTTAATTCTTTGTAGTGATTGTAATTGACCCATTACATTAAATACTTCTGACTCGCTAGAATTTGCATTTAATGTTTTAGCTTTTTCATGATATTGCATTCCATAAGATTCTAATTGATGTTGATTAACATCCTTGTCATTAAAAGAACCATCGTTAAATTCTTTTTTTAATTTAGACCACATTTTAATTTCACGCATTCTATGTTTTGCAGTTTTTTCCATAGATGCTTTACCAAATTTAGCTTCGTCTAAATCTATTTGGTATTTAGTTAATTTATATTCATCTTCTTCTTTATCTATCTTTTTCTCTAACCATTTTATCTTTGCATCATTTCTTCTATAATCAAATGATAAACTCATTAAGTTATCTAAATAAGTTGATTGTTCTCTAACACATTGCCAATATTTAGCAGCTCTAGTTGGATAACGATTGTCTTGTAACACAGAAAACCTTGCTTCTGTTTCTGTTCTAAAAACTTGTTTCTTGGTCCAAGTATCACGAAGCTCGTCTACCATGCCTTTAAAAGAAGATAAATCTTCTTGTTCTAATAAATTATTTAAATGTATTTCTTCTTTTTGTATAATATCTTTAACGTCTTTTTTCATGTCTTTCTCCATTTTTGTTTATACTATATACTTTTTAAAAATACTTGTAAAGTATTAAGATGCATCAAACGTAACTGTAGCTGAAACAGGAGATGTAAATTCCTCTGTTGTAGTTACACGACCTGGATCTGTTTCTCCACCTATTGC